TAATTTGCGATGAAACAAATAATACTGCTGAAGTTATTGATACAAATAGATTCGTTGGTGATATTTACATTAAACCAGCTAGATCTATCAACTTTATCCAGTTGAATTTCGTAGCAGTTCGTACTGGCGTTGACTTTACTGAAATTGCAGGTAAATTCTAAGTAACAGTTAGTTTGGTGACGAGTCTAGACTCGTCACCAACCATTATAAATAATTAAAAGAATATTTACGATTTTCAAATAAGGAGTATCCGAACATGGCGTTCAATATTGCAGAATTTAGATCAGCAATGATTGGTGATGGTGCTAGACCGAATTTATTTTCAGTTTCGCTTACATTTCCAACTGTTGCTAGTGCACCTGTTGCATCTAAACAATTAACATTTATGGCTCATGCTACAACATTACCTCCATCAATTATGGGCGTTGCATCACAATTTTACTTTGGTCGTCAAGTAAAATTTGCTGGCGATAGACAATTTCCAGATTGGAGTATTACAGTTATTAATGACGAAGATTTTAATATTAGAAATGCATTTGAATCTTGGTCAGATAAGTTAAATAGTCATTCACAAAACGTTCGTGCAGCTGGAGCAATCAATTCAACATTGTATTGCGCTGATGCTGTTGTTACGCAATACAGTAAAACTGGTGCAGCAATCAAAGAATATAAATTTGTTGGTATGTTCCCTAATACTGTTGATCCAATTGCTCTTGATTGGGGTTCAAATGATAGAATTGAAGAATTTGGTGTAACATTCTCGTATCAATACTGGGAATCTAAATCAGTAACCTAATATATAAGAATATACTATTAATATTTAAAAAGGTAATTTATTTTGGCTAAATTTTCATTATTCGGTTTTAAAATAGGGAAAGATACACCAGCACAGGAAGTGCTACCTTCTTTTTCAGCTCCAGTACTAGATGATGGTGCAGTTACTATAACTGCAGCAGCGCATTATGGTACCACTATTGATTTAGATTCAAATTATAAAAATGATGTAGAGTTAATTACTCGATATCGCGAAATGGCTATGCAACCAGAAATTGAAAGTGCTGTTGATGATATTATTAATGAAGCAATTATCAATGAAGATGGAGTTATTATAAAATTAAAATTAGATAATTTGAAAGTTGCACCTAAAATAAAGAAAGCTATTGAAGATGAATTTGATAATATCTTGACTCTTTTGAATTTTAAACAATTGGGTCAAGATATCTTTAGAAGATATTATATTGATGGAAGAATGTATTATAATATTATTCTCGATAAAGCAAATCCAAATGCAGGTATTCAAGAATTAAGATATACAGATCCAAGAAAAATTACAAAAATTCGCGAAATTAAAAAAGTAAAAGATCAAACTACTGGTTATGATATTGTTGCTGGTTATGTTGAATATTATATCTATTCTGATACTATATCAACAAAATCTAACTTAACAAATTCTGGATTAAGAATTGCTCCAGATTCAATGATTTGCGTTACATCAGGTTTATTGGACGCAAAAAGATCAATTATATTAAGTAACTTACATAAATGCATTAAACCTCTAAATCAATTAAGAATGATCGAGGATGCTAGCGTAATTTACAAAGTATCAAGAGCTCCAGAAAGACGTATTTTTTATATTGATGTTGGTAATCTACCTAAAATGAAGGCAGAACAATATCTTAAAGATATTATGACAAAATATAAAAATAAAGTCGTTTATGATGCTACAACAGGTGAAATCAGAGATGATAGAAGATTCCTTTCTATGATGGATGATTTCTGGTTACCTAGACGCTCTGATAATAAATCAACAGAAATTACTACATTACCATCTTCTGCTGCATTTGATGATATGTCAATGGTAGAATATTTCGAGAAAAAATTATATAAAGCACTTAATGTTCCATTTTCTAGATTAGTTCAACCCGATAGTGCATTTGATGTTGGTACAAATCAAGTAATTTCTCGTGATGAAATTAAATTTGACAAATTTATCCAAAGATTAAGAAATAAATTTACTGACGTGTTTGATCAAGCATTAAAAGTTCAATGCCAATTAAAAGGTATTTGCTCTGATGATGAGTTTGATGTATACAAACAAGATTTCGATTATGAATTTGTTAGAGATAATAATTATGCTGAAATGAAAGATTCAGAATTATTACAGAATAGATTAAATTTATTGGCAGTTGTTGATCCATATAAAGGCGTTTATTATTCTCAAGAATGGATCCAAAAAAATATCCTTAAAATGGATGACGATGAAATCGAACAAATGCAAAAACAAATTGCACAAGAAATTAAAGATCAAGTATATCCGGACCCAAAATTAATGAATGATCCAATGGCGGGATTAGGCGGAGATCCAGGAGTTCCCGGAGAAGATCCTAATGCTGATCCAGATGGAGATGGTGTACCTAACGATGAAGATGCAAATGATCAAGATCCATCTGTAGGTAGATCTCCTTCAGGAAATAAAAAATCAAATAAACAAGCGCAGAATCCGTACTATGACTAAAACATTACATAAAGATTTACCTCAGGTTCTAATTCTAAAAAGAACTTATGTCCAAAGATTCCCTAACGGGCAACAAGTAGCTTTGTATCACTCGGAGCACTTAAATCAATTTATTACTGTTCCTTTGGACGGTTCTAGCTTTTCTAATACAACAGAATCAGTTTTAGAAAAGTTAACACAAATATCAGAGAATGATGATATAGGAGTTATTATATTTGACGACCAGTCGGAGTTAAATATAAATAAAGAATGCGCTGATGTAATTTTAAATTTCATCAACAATAATGAAGAATTAGCAGAAGAATTACACGTTTCAGATAAAAGTTTCTTAGAAATTTTGGAACAGGCTGCTCAATTACAATCAACAGATTTATCGGAAGAATCTGGTCAATAACAGGAGTTAACAAACGATGAAATTGTTAAATGAGTTTACCGAAACAGAAGTTCTTGTAGAAGAAGCTAACGGTAAAAAGAATCATACTATTAAAGGTTATTTCATTCATTGTAATGAACAAAACAGAAATGGTAGAGTTTATGTAAAAGAGCATATGCTACCTGAAGTAACAAGATATAAAAGAGATTATATTGATACTCGTAGATCTTTAGGTGAATTGTCTCACCCAGAAGGACCGCAAATTAATCCAGATAAAGTATCTCACCTTATTACCAAATTGGATTTTGATGATCACCGTTGTTATGGTGAAGCTAAAGTTTTAGATACTCCCAATGGAAATATCGTAAAATCATTTATTGATGCTGGCGTAAATTTTGGCGTATCAACAAGAGGATTGGGTTCTATCAAAGAATCTAATGGAATTAAATACGTCCAACCAGATTTTCGTTTAGTAACAGTTGATATTGTATTAGATCCATCAGGTAAAGATTGCTATGTTGAAGGTTTAATGGAAGGAAAGGAATGGATGTTTATTGAAGGTAAAGGTTGGGTTGAACAATATCTTGAAGAATCAAGAGATACTTTAAGAAAACTTACAGCTAAAGAAGTTGAACCGATGGCTCTTAAAATCTTCGAAAACTTTTTAAGAAAACTCTAATACAAAATTTAATTTATATAAATAATTATTATAAAAATCTAATAGGAGATATTTGATGTCACAAGATAAAAATTTAAATCTTTCTGAAGCTGCAATGGATATTCTAAACAGCAACAGAAAAGACAAAGGCGCTAAACAAGATAAATTTGGCGAAGGCGAAAAATTACATGATACAGTTAATAAAACAACAGGTCATGATGTAGGAAATGCTGATTGGGAAAAATTGAGTGTTGAAGCTCCATCTGCAACTCCTCCAGGTCAAACACCACCTGTTGGCGCTGAACCAATGAAAAAATTAGCTCCACAACCAGCTGAAGCTTCTTCTAAAGTTGATACAAAAGTAAATCTTCATCCTAAAAAAGGTGTTAATGAAGAAGGCGAACCAGACGAAGATGAAGAAGAAGTAAACGAAGATATCGCAGCATTAATGGCTGGCGAAAACTTATCAGAAAGTTTTAAACGTAAAGCATCTGCTATTTTTGAAGCTGCTGTTAAATCTAAAGTTGGTGAATTAGCTGAAGAATTAGAAGCGCATTATGTTGCGCAATTCGAAGAAGCTTATGAAGATATGAAAGAAGATTTCACTGATAAAGTTGACGAATATTTAGATTACGTTACTGAATCGTGGATGGAAGAAAATAAATTAGCAGTTGAATCAGGTTTAAGAACTGAAATTGCAGAAGGCTTTATTGAGTCTTTGAAAACCGTATTCGAAGAACACTATATCGATATTCCTGAAGAAAAATTCGATGTAGTAGAAGAATTAGCTTCTAAAGTAGAGGCATTAGAAAAACAAGTTAATGAAGAAATGAATAAAAACATTAACTTGAAACAAAAATTGTCAGAACAAAAGAAAGTTGAAGCTCTTCACGCAGTATGTGAAGGATTAACATTATCTCAAGCTGAAAAAATTAAAACTATCGCAGAGAGCGTAGAATTTGTAAGCGAAAATGATTTTGTTACACAAATGGAAGATATTAAAGAATCTTATTTCTCAGCATCTACCGTTAAACCAGCTTCTATCGAATCTTTAAATGACGTTATTGACTTAAATGAAGAAGTAAAACCAGCAAAAAGAGTTGATCCAACAATTGCTGCTTATGCTTCACGTATTTCACAAACAATTTTAAAATAAAAATAAAAATTTAAGGAGTTTATCTAAATGGCTTTATTAAACGAAGAATTGCAAAATAAATGGAGTCCAGTTCTGGATCATCCAGAATTAGCAAAAATTACTGATCCATACAAAAAAGCAGTTACTGCAATTGTATTGGAAAATCAACAAGCAGCGATGGATTCAGATCGCGAAACATTGATGGAAGGAACACCAACTAATACAACTGGTGGTATTTCTAACTTCGATCCAATTTTAATCAGTTTAGTACGTCGTGCTTTACCTAACTTGATTGCATATGACGTAGCTGGCGTTCAACCAATGACTGGTCCTACTGGATTAATCTTTGCTTTACGCTCACGTTATGGCGCTCAAGGTAACGGTACATTCCCTAACGGTGGCGGTAACGAAGCATTCTATAACGAAGCTAATACTATTTTCTCTGGTATTATCGGCACAGGTGGTTCAACTGCAAATTCAGCTGTAGGTTCTACAGGTCCATTAGCTAATTCAGCTTTTGATACTGGACAAGCAATGACAACTGCTATGGGTGAAGTATTAGGCGATGGTGCTGGTACTGTATTCGGCGAAATGTCAATTTCAATCGAAAAAGTTACTGTTTCTGCTAGAACTCGTGCATTGAAAGCTGAATACAGCTTAGAAATGGCTCAAGATTTGAAAGCAATTCATGGTTTGGATGCTGAAACTGAATTATCAAACGTTTTATCTACAGAAATTCTTGCTGAGATGAACCGCGAAGTAATTCGTACAATCTATACAGTAGCTAAAGCTGGTGCTCAATTCGGTACAGTTACTCCAGGCGTATTCGACTTAGATACAGACTCAAATGGTCGTTGGTCAGTTGAAAGATTTAAAGGTTTGATTTATCATATCGAAAGAGAAGCTAATCAAATCGCTAAAACAACTCGTAGAGGAAAAGGTAACATCTTAATCGTTTCTTCTGACGTTGCTTCTGCTCTAGCAATGGCTGGCGTATTACAATATACTCCTGCATTATCAGCTGACTTACAAGTTGATGATACTGGTAATACATATGCTGGTTTGTTACATGGTCGTATCAAAGTTTATATTGATCCTTACTTCGGTGGTTCATACCAAAACGTTGAATTATGTACAGTTGGTTATAAAGGTACAAGTCCTTATGACTCTGGTTTATTCTACTGCCCATACGTTCCTTTACAAATGGTTCGTGCAGTTGATCCAGGTACTTTCCAACCAAAAATCGGCTTTAAAACTCGTTACGGTTTAGTAGCAAATCCATTCGCTGAAGGTACAACCCAAGGTCAAGGTTTGATTACTCCACGTAGCAACAACTATTACAGAATCTTTGCTGTGAAAAACTTAATGTAATTTAGTTTTGTTTCATGGATGAAACAAAAAAGGGAGCTTCGGCTCCCTTTTTCTATTTGGGAGTTTAGAAAAAACTATCTAAATCAAAAGACGTGGATCTTTGATATTTACCTCCACTGGTATCTCGTAAACGTAATTCAGCATGACCTGTAGTTTCACGAACATATTTTGTACATAAATCAGGAAATCTACGAACCAAATCATCAGCACTTTTATCAATACGCTCAAGAGTTCGTTCAACTTGCATTCCTCCATCTTCAGTATAATATTTTGATATAACAGTAATATTATCTAATCGCGAAACTGACCCATCAAGAAC